CAAAGCATACACCCAAAAGGGTGTATTGCTCTATATTCCTCCATAGCTCAGTCGGTAGAGCGCATGACTGTTAATCATGATGTCACTGGTTCGAGCCCAGTTGGGGGAGCCAAGAGAAAAGTCAGTAATTGAGCCATAAACGGCTTGTTTACTGGCTTTTTGCTTTGTTTACAACATTTTTGAATTTTAAAAATATTTACCTCTTTTTATACCTTTTAATGTGTTATACTACAGATAAACTACAGATTTTCTACAACAAAAGCCGCCCGAAATGTAATCGGACGGCTTATTTTATGCCAGCAATTTTATCGCATTGTAGAGGGTGTCAACCTCTTGGATAATGTAGTGGTCAATATCAACCTTGTAATCTGTATGGCCCATAAGAGCGATAATATCTTCTTCCCTCGCTCCTGCCGCTGACATGCGAGTTGAAAAGGTTCGACGGCAAGAGTGCGGAGTAAACTCATCGCCTAAGCCAAGCGCTTGCATCGCCGGTCTGAAACAATATTTCAGGAAATAATCCTTGTTCATCGCTTTGCCAAACTCTGAACCTTCGTGTGTTCGACAGAAGATTGTTTCACCTTTATTGTTTATACAATTCTCAACCAATTTTAAAATTTTTGGATGAATCGGAACAATACGATTTTTGCCGGCATCTGACTTTATGCCTGCGATAAAGTAAGGTATGCCTTGTTCGCTAAGATGATATTGTTCGGTAGTGAGCGAAAGAAACTCGGTCACTCTAAAATTAAGATAGCACATAATGTAAACATAATCAGCATAAGGCACTTTGCCTATGTTTTGTCTAATAAACTCAAGCTGTACATCGGTAAAGCGTGTAGCGTTTACCTCCTCAGGTTCGGGCAGTTCGATGAATGTGCCGTAGTCTTTGTTTACAATGTCCTCTTGCATCGCAAAATTGTAAAGGCTTGTAACAAAGCATTTAATTTTGTGTAGTGCCGAGTATCCTAAGCCTTGGCAGATTTTAGGCGTATCAGTGACTTTATAGGTACCTTTACCATTAGGTAAGAGATATTTTAATTTGCCGCCTGCGCCGACCTCGTGATGTGGGTTGTCATAATAATCCACGATATATTGATAATCCGATGTGCGTAAATCTCTAAATTTACGCTTGTACAAGGGCTTTAGCTTAATGTAGGCACTGGCATAGTTGCTTTTTACGCTGTCACCGAGCTTTTTATATGCTTTAGTTTTTACCCATTTATCGTGCAATTGCTCGAGCGTCATATTAAAGCCGTTAACTGGATTGTATTCGTAATCTTTGAGGGCATTTTCTGCTTCTCGCTTTGTCGCAAATGTACCCAAGTAAACTTGTTTGCCGGTGATACTGCTTGCAGCGGCATACGGTTTTGATTTGCTGTCTTTGCGAATGTAAATGCTTCCTGTACCCTTTGTTCGCCGTCTGTTTTTTGGTTTGTCAGCCGATTGGTTTTTACCGCAGTAAGGACAAAATACAAAATCGTCCTGCAATTCTCGGTTACACCGACGGTTTATACATTTTTTCATTTTAACGCTCCTAAAAATGGGCGCAAAAATCCTGTTAAAATCTTGTAAATTTTAACAGGTTGTGGTACAATATTATTGCTTGATTAAAGTACCATTGCACCCGTGTAATGGTTTCCGCTCCGACTTGCGCCAACAGGTCAGGGCGGTTTTATTTTTGTTTATTTTTTTATTTAACCTTTTTGCTTATAAGATTCATTTTTACAGTACTACCAAAATTATCACTATCAAAGTATCTTAAGTCAGCTCCTACCGTTGACGGATTAAAGTTTTTACAATTATCTATGCTGACTTCAATCATTCCCTCGCTGTGCGCTGAAATTGGGTCGCTACAAACAACTTGGTTATAGCTCCTTCCGTCTAATATGACGGTGTCGGCTTGTATGGTTATAGATTTATCCATTTTATTTTTAACATAAAAATGAACATCAGCCTCATCATCTGAATAAGGATATTTTTCCGTGTCACTATAATATATGGCTATATCACTATCAGAATAAAGTTCAGTTAAAGTATCTTCAAATTCTGTAGGCTTTTCGGTAGGCGGTTCTGTTTCGGGCTCGGTCGGCTTCTTAGTAGGTGCTTCTGTTTTATTTTCATAACCGCTACTGTTAGTTGTTATTGAGTTCATTATTTTTTCTTCGCATTCATCGAAGATAGTGGATTGTGTTAGACCTTTGTTTCTAAACGTAATAAGATAAAGCTGTTTTTTAATCATTAAAGCGTATGAACTGCAAAATGTGTCTTCATCATCTTTGATATATGTAAATGTTGTATGTAATGTTTTATGACCGTCAATTTCGATAATCTCTTTACTTTTTTGGCTGTAAAGCTCGCAAGTCTCTTCGTTTGATTCAATTACGGAATCCATTAATTCTTCATTAAACAATTTTTCATCTACATCAATATCAGAACAACTCACATAAAATAAATCTCCTGTGGAATCATAATGGTAGTTATGCTTACCATCATCAGCTTCGTCTGTTTCCCAATCATCAGGAATCTCATAATCCACATAACTTAATGTATATGAAACCATTTTTGACGGTGTGCTTATGGTAGTTTCTGTTTCTTGGGACTTGGTTTGGCTAACTTGCGAAATAGCCGTTACGACAACGGCGGATAAAATCAAAACTATCAGCAAAGCGATGTAAAAATGTGAATTACGATATACGGGCTTTTTATCAGAAGATTTTTCAGTATCGCTTGTGGGTTTGAATTTGTTTTTTTGATAGGCGTGACATTCAGGGCAAAATACTGAATTGCTCGGTATTATTTTACCACATTCCCCACATTTGTAAGATTCTGTGCTTTCAGGCTCGCTGTCCTTGAACAAGGCAACCTGTTCAATCTTTGCACCACATTCATTGCAAAACTTTAAGCTGGCAGGAATCTCAGCACCACATTTTGGGCATTTCATTTATAAATTCTCCTCTTTTTGATATATATATTGACAAAATATATATCATATACTAAAATAATATTAGAGAGGTTCAGACTTCTCACTATTCCTATTTTTCCTACCATAGTTGCCGCTATGGTAGGTTTTTCTTTTTGTTGATAAAATCTGCAAATTGCTCCTTTACTTGCCGTTCAAGAGGGTGCAGATAAAAGGCATTTCTGCGTTCGAGCTCTGCCATTCGTTCAGCCCTGTAGGTTGCCGCCTCAAGGCTGATGTCGCATAAATTTGTAATTGCAGCGGCATTGATTGCTTGCATTTCGTGCAACACACAAGCCGGAGCTAACAAGTCCCGAGCAAATACATTTGCCGAATGTTCGGCATCATCAGTTATTAAAAAGCCGTTGCCGTCAGCTTTAAATAAATGCCCTAAGAAAATGTGTCCAAGCTCGTGTGCGATTGTGAATCTGCATCGCTGAGGAGATTGCTCATCAGCATAGACGATGTACAGCTTATCATCTTGCATCAAAGTTATTCCGCTCTCATTTTGGTGTAGCAGATTGACCGCTGAATTTTTCAGCAAAGTAATATCAGCTTGTTTAGCTATTTGGCTTACCTTAACAGGCAGACTGTTAATTTTATAGTCGATTAAACATTGCCAAGAGGCATTGCGTGCCTGTTTGTATTTACCATAATTCAAATTTTATCACCTCATAGGTATTGTAACCTATGGGGTGTTTTTTATTATGTACTTATAAATCTGTATCGTCAGGCTCAAACTTACTGAGATCAGGAAGATTAACTATTTCAATAGGTTGACTGTTGCCGTCACTTCGTGCGGCTTTTACGGTCGGTATCAATACTTCATCTTCCACACCGAGCAATCTATCGACTGCAGGTTGCATTTCTGGGTTATTTCTGTATGCGATTATAAGTTTCTTTTCTTTGTCTGATGTTTCAAAAGGTAGTTTAACCGCATTGCAATTTTGCAAATCATTTATGCTAATTCCCAAACCTGCACAAATTTTAATCACACTATCAACAGCAGCTCCACCAATAGAGCCGTTAAGCATAGATCTAAGTGTGCTGTATGGTATTTCAATTTTTTCGGCAAAGGTTTTTACACTAAATCCTTTGTCACTTATTAACTGTTTTATGTAATCTTCTCTTGTCAAGTTAATCACCCTTTACTATTACTGATTGTAACACGCTGTTTACGAAAAATCAATACTAAAATGCGAAATTTCGTAAAAATATTTTTAAAAATCCGTTGACAAGTGCGAAATATCGTGTTATATTTAATACAGAAACACGAAATATCGCATTTAGGAGGTGAAAAATCGTGTTTGACAAAATTGAAGTAATCATTTTTGAAAAGAAAATGAAAAAGAAAGAAGTTGCCGAGAAAATGGGAATTTCATACGGACAGTTCTGTGCAAAAATGCGTGGGGAATATCCATTTACGCTTGATGAAGCTCTCCGCTTAAAGTCGGTTTTACAAACTGATTTATCTATCGAAGATTTATTCGGTTCGGCGGCTTAACTTATTACCTCAGAAAGGAATGGTAAAAATGATTGATTGTACGAAAACCGAAAATTATTTTGCTGAAAAGTTGAAGATGGCGAAAAGAACAAAGAACGGACTGTGTGAAATTAACTGTAGCAACTGTCCTTTGTCTAGTAATAACAACGGTGAAGGTTTATTCTGTTCAGATTTTGAAATGTATTATCCCGAAAAGGCGGTTAAGGCTGTGCAGGAATGGTCGGATGAACATCCGCCAAAGACATTTCTTACGGAGTTCTTGGAGAATTATCCGAACGCTCCGCTTGACGATGACGGAGCACCTAAAGGTGTATGTCCACGTGCGTTAGGACTGATGGACATAGATGATTGTGACGATAACTGTATTAAATGTTGAAATCAGCCTATTGAGGGCGGTGAAAAGTAATGGACTTAGAAAAGGTTGCTATAATGCGACTTCGTGACGGAGCAAAAATAAGTAAGCACTACTATGATAAACCGCTTATGCTTTGTTATTCAGGTGGTAAAGACAGCGACATTATTTTAGATTTAGCGATTAAATCGGGTATAGACTTTGAGGTCCAACATAGTCACACAACGGCTGATGCTCCAGAAACAGTTTACCACATACGCAATAAATTCAAGGAGTTAGAGTCTAAAGGCATAAAATGCAACATTGATATGCCGAGATACAAGGGCAAGCCGACCTCTATGTGGTCGCTGATTGTGCAAAAAGGAATGCCCCCTACAAGATTAGTAAGATATTGTTGTGCGATTTTGAAAGAAACAGGCGGTAAGAATCGTGCTATTGCCACAGGAGTGCGAAGAGCAGAAAGCGTGAAAAGATGGTCAAGGGGAGTAATCGAAACTTATAACTCTAATCCGTCGAATAGAATTGTCCTTAACAATGACAATGACGATAAGAGGCAGATAGTTGAGCATTGTCAGTTACAAGGGAAGATAATCATTAACCCTATTTGTGATTGGTCGGATAGTGATGTTAGGGAGTACATCAACCAAGAACACATTAATCTTAATCCGTTATACAGTTGTGGATTTGACCGTGTTGGATGCATTGGCTGTCCAATGGCAAGTAAGAAGAGATTTGCGGAGTTTGCACGATATCCCAAGTACCGAAATTTGTATATAAGAGCATTCGACAAGATGCTTGAAGTGAGAAAGCAAAGAGGCAAAGCTACACAACACGCTAACGGACTTGAGGTTTATCACTGGTGGATGCAGGATGGTGTTTTACCGGGGCAATTAAGTTTTGACGGAGAGGATTGGTGAAGAGCGATGATTGAAAAAGAATTAAAAATCCGTGATTTTTGCGGTGACTATGCTTTGGATATACCGTTCGCAGACGGTAGTGTAAACACGATATACTTTAATTCAAAACGAAATGCCGAAACAGTTAAGCATATTATCGAAGTTGACGATAGTAAACCCAATCATGCTACGGTGTGTGAAATGGAAGAAATCAGGCACGGAAAGTGGGAATACGACAGCGGGGATGTCGACTATACAAATTATTTATGTTCTGAGTGTAAAAATTTTCTCACTTTTTACGAGGGCTTTGATTTGTATCCATATTGCCCCTATTGTGGTGCAAAAATGGAGGTAAATAATGGTTGAAAAAGAATGCATAGAGCGTGAGCTACTAATTAGAGATATTGAAAGTATTCCAGATGATGAGCTTCTAGGAAATGATAATACAACCCTTGTTGAACTACCTACAATACTTGATATTATTAGTAGTCAACCTACTTCTGATACACAATCTCATGGTTATTGGATTAAAGAATATCTTAGCTATGGAGCAGTAAGATATAGATGCTCTGTCTGCAATGGTTTGTTTAGTAAAGATATGGTTGAATTTAATCACAAGAACTTTTGTGCTGATTGTGGTGCAAAAATGGATAAGGAGGAGGAAAACAATGCCTGAACTGAAAATTAAGCCTTGTCCGTTTTGCGGAAGCGAGGTAACAGTTGAGAATATAGGCGCTGATGAGGAGGTGTATATGTTTGAGTGCACTAACGCTAATTGTGCCGCGGCTACCTGCTTTGGTGATTATAGCACCGACAGAGCAACAGCAATCCAAAATTGGAACAAGCGTGCTACAAAGTACACTACAAATACAAAAATCGGCACTTGTACGATCAACATAGATTTGAGGTGATTAAATGAACGACAAAATCCTTATCAACCCTAAAACAAATCAGGAGTACAGAGATGTACCGCCGACCGTGGCAGCTGAATATCTCGGAGTTGCTCTCAATTATGTTTATGAAGGCTTAAAAAAACAAACCTTGCCTATCGGTTCAGCCGTAAAGAGCGACAAAGGGCGTTGGAGCTACAACATACCGATTGACCGGCTCAAGACCTACGCAAGCGGTGCAGATATATCCTTACTGACTACACTGCTCAACAAGTTGCTCGGCAGCGGCAACGCAATCGAAAGGACAGTATAAAAATGATAAATTCGCCGTGCTACGGCTGTCAGATACGGACGACAAGATGTCATACAGATTGCGAAAGATACCTCGAGTACAAATCAAAGTGTGACAATCGCCGAGCCGAACGCTCTAAAAATTATGACTTTTTTAATTACGTCTGTCATAAAATCGACATCCATACAAGATGTCGCAAATCAAATAAATAACGAAAAGGAGCATTGCGATTATGATATTTAAAAACATACAGACTAAAAAAACGCTGAAAGACAAGCTGTTCTTCAGCGAATTAACGCTTGACCACACACGCAAAAGTCTTAAAAACACAGAATCAGCACTTGATGCAACGACCGCAAGCAATGAGTTTGTTAAAAACAGGATAGCAAAAATCATAAACTCGCTGTTTGCAATGTGCAGTGCAGAGGGGTTGAGCGTACCGCCCGAGGTTGAGAATATTCTCGCTGAGCTAACCCTCAAGAATGTTGTTGAGCTTGAAGAAACTGTTGACGGTGTAGTTTGCAATCCGATTGAGGCAAACCAATGAAAAGATTAACCATAAATCAAAACAACAAAATCAAAGTCAAGGACATCTACGGTAAAATGCACGACTGCAAAGATGTACCAAACGAGTTTTATGGCTGTATTCGCAAACTTTACGACTACGAAAATACAGGATACACAATTGATTTTATTGACAACATACCGCATATACTCAAAGATATGCGTGAATGCTTATTAAATCCATCGGTTGTAAATATTAGAATGTGTTTGCATATGATTGATTACATTTTAAACACAAAAGAAAAAGACCGTTGATTGCTTGCACTACAATCAACGGTCGGCAAATAACACAAGGCTATCTGCAACGTATAAATACAGTCCAACATTATTATATCAGATGACCTTGCGAAAATCAAGGAGATTATATAAATGAATAAAAAATCTAAATTACAAATGATACAGGTTGAAAAACTTCATCCGCATCCCGATAATCCGAGAAAGGTTATCGGCGATGTGTCGGAGCTCGCAGAATCTATCAAAGCAAACGGTATCTTGCAAAATTTGACCGTAGTGCCAAACAATGATAACTGGGATGATTTCACGGTTATTATAGGGCATCGCAGGCTTGCAGCGGCAAAGCAGGCAGGCTTGACCGAACTGCCGTGCGCTGTTGTTGAGATGACTGAAAAGGAGCAGTTATCTACAATGTTGACCGAAAATATGCAGCGGTCCGACTTAACCGTATATGAAGAAGCAAAGGGATGTCAGCTGTTGCTTGACCTCGGAGATACGGTCGCAGAGGTTGCAGAGAAAACAGGCTTTTCAGAAAGCAAAATAAGGCGGAGAGTAAAACTCTGTGAGCTTGATGAAGAAGCTTTCAAAGAGAGCCAAATCCGACAGCCTACATTGCAGGATTATGACAGGCTGAATCAGATTAAGAATATTGATGTAAGGAATGAATTGCTTACATCAATCGGAACGAATAATTTCGATAATCTTTTGTATTCTGCTGTTAAGAAGCAGGAAACAGATGAAGAAAAAGAAAAAATTGAAAAGCTCTGTCTTGAACATGGAATGATTAAAGCGCAGAAACATGACGAAATTCCAAGCAACTACGAATATACGGGATTTTTTGCGCTCAAAGATTTGATCGGTAAAGACTTTGCGGACGGCAGGAAAAGATATTTTTATTTTGGTTACGGCTCAAACATTTATATTTACGCAGAAGCATTTGAAAAGCAGGAAAAGAACGATGCCGAAGAAGAAAAGCGAAAGCTTGAAGAGCAGAGATGGGATGAGCTTGTTGAACAGGCGGAAGAAATAGACGAACGCTGTGAGGCTCTCAGAATAGGCTTTATGCTTAATACGAATTTCAATGACAGCAACAAGAAGCAGGAGCTTGTGAAATTTATTGTAGCCCAAGTGGCGGCAGGAGCCAGTAGAAATGTATACAGATTTAGCGAAGTGGTCGAGAATCAAGATACTGAAAACATAGACAGCTACATCAACGAACACTGGAGCGATAACAGCGATAGAATGCTTATGGCGACGGCATACGCTTTGTGCCAAAGAACTTATGAAAAATTAAGCTTTATTTATGTAGAATATAGCCGCAAAACAATCAGCCGAAAAAACAGCCCGGATTTAAACAAATTTTATGCTTTACTCTGTAAACTCGGCTATGTGATGAGTGATGAAGAAATTCAGCTCCGTGACGGCACACATCTGATTTTTACATCCGGTGAAGTAAAATAAACTAAATAAGTTAATCACACAACTGCACTTGTGAGATTATAAATTCCCTCTTTTGATAAATTAATACATACCTATCTACTTTCTTTCAGTAATACCGATTCGGGCAGGTGCAGATGCCCGAATTAATTAATCAATAACAAGCTCTGCACAGCTTGCTATATAAACTTTTTTACTCCTCTTGAAATAAATTCTGACATTGAAAGCGGAGCAGGTGCAGATACTCTGCTTTAGGAATGCTAAATTATGATAAACGAACAAATATCTTTGTTTGACATTGAAGAAACAAAACCTATCAAGGCGAAAATTGAAAATGTCAAACTTGAAAGAATGAAAAAACAATCAAATAAAGCGGTTGAAACAGGTGAAAAACAGATAACTACCGAAGCAATCAACGAACTGTTTGGTATTAAAGAAAGTTTTGAATTGCCCGAGGTTTTATTGAGAAAACTGTTAAATAAGCAAGAGAAAGACGAACTTTGCCGTGCTTTTATGCAGTTTAAGTTTGATATGTCAAACGACTGCTTGCGTGATTACTTCCAGGCAAATAACGCAAACCGCAACAATCTGAAACAGGATTACACTCCCGATTGTTTATGCAGATTGATTTCGGAGCTTGTTTCCAAAACTGACGAAGTGATAGATATATGCAGCGGAACAGGAGCATTGACCGTAGGAATGGGCAGAGATATTCAGTACCAATGTGAAGAAGTTTCTGCTATGAGTATTCCGGTATTGCTCTTTAATTTGGCTTTACGAAATTTAAACGCAACTGTTTTGCAGAAAGATGTTTTGCTCAACAAAGTTGAAAAAGTGTACAAGGTAAGCAAAAGCGAAGATTTCAGCGATATTGTAATTTTAGACAATTACAACGAAACAAAAGCGGATGTTGTTGTTTCAAATCCGCCATACTCGCTCAAATGGAAACCAAAGAGCGACAACCGCTTTGAGGGTTATGACTTACCTCCGGCAAAAGCGAGTGACTTTGCTTTTGTACTTGACGGCTTGTCAAGGCTTACTGAATCGGGACAAGCGTTCTATATTCTTCCGCACGGTGTACTTTTCAGGGGTGCGGCAGAGGGCAAAATCAGAAAACAACTCATTGAGAATAATCTGATTGATGCGATTATATCATTGCCCGATAAGATGTTTTTGAATACCTCAATACCTGTTTGCGTCATAGTTTTTAACAAACTTAAAACATCGGATGACATCTTGTTTATTTCGGCTGAAAAACTGTTTGCAAAAAACGGCAAGCAGAATGTTATGACAGATGAACATATCAAGCGGATTGCGGAGACTTATTGGAGCAGAAAATCAGTTGATAAATTTGCAAGCCTTGTAAGTTTATCAAAAATCAAGGAAAACGAATATAACCTCAATATACCACGCTATGTAGATACATACGAACCTGAAGAACTGCCACCACTTAGCGAAATAACAAAAGATTTAATAAAGTGCAATCTTAACATCAATAAGGCTACAAATGACCTTTTGCAAATGTTACAAGAGCTTTGTGGTGATGATGAGTACAACAAGATTAAATCTGATTTTGTGGAGTTCTTCAGCAAACAGGATATTGTCGGTAAAACAATGATTGATTTTCTTAGATTGCAAAACCTTGAAAAGAAAACGAATTATATTGTATCCCACGCAAAAAAAGAACGCAGACCTATTCTTGAACTTGCCGACTTCGAAAGAGTAAAAAAAGGCAAGATTTACGAGGTAGGAACCGTTTACATTCAGTTATCGGCAACTGATGGTAAGGTTAAGTTTTTAACCGAGAGTAAAGAGTTGGAAACAAAGTACGGTGTTTTTCTTCCTAAAACCCAAAATATCGGTTCAAGATATTTGTTCTATATGCTTGATTTTGAAATGTCGTCTTTTTTGCGGAAATATCAAAACGGTATGAACATAAATCCTGACATCTTTAAGTATTTGCAAGTTACTTACTATCCCGAATACAAATACCAAAAAGAACTTGTAATGATTCTTGATGATATCCAATTTATGTATGACCAAGAATTGAACGAAAAAGAAAAATGGGAATATTTTAAAAAGTTTCATTTAAACGGTATGTTCCCGACTTAAAAAGGAGCGTGAAAATGGCATTCCCCGAAAAATTAAAAGCGTTAAGGCTTAAACATAAATTAACGCAAGAAGAATTAGGTGAAAAACTCTGTTTGAGCAGAACAAGTATATCTTACTATGAGCAGGGAAAATTTGAACCTGATATTAATACCATAATAGCTGTATCAGATTTATTTAATGTTACGACAGACGAACTGTTGAAATGAGGTTTAACAATGAAAATAAAAAAAGCATTCGACATATGTAAAAAGAATAAAGTTATTTCAATCTTCGGTAATGAAAAAGGTGAGCAATGGCTGTCAGATGGCTATGCGGTCTATCCTATTTTCGGCTTGCCGGAACTCAATGAAGATTACATATGCAAACTCTATGACATCAACGATGCGCAGAGAGATAAGATTAGATTTACAATCAGTCAAACCAAGCCGTTGATTGATGTTGATGATTGTTCGGCGGATGAAACACCGGCTGAAATGTGGGATATAAGCATTATATACGACGGTAAAGTAATGCTCCCGATTAGCACCGCAGAGGGCTTAATGTTTATTGATAGAGTATATCTTAATCCTTTTGTGGATATGCCAAACGAAACAATGGCACTTGCACTGCGTAAGGACATCGAAGGTACTCCGTACTTCGCTGTTAAATTTGGAATGATTGCATACGGCTTTATATGTGCTTATGAAATTGTTGATGAAGATTTTGTGAGACAATTGAAATCATTATACATTGAAAGCGATATGATTTTGAAAAACAAGAAAGGATGACCTGCCGATGAAGCAGTATGAAGCTGACCAACAGCGGAAGTTATTTCAGTGGACAACCTTCATCCGGGCAAAGTATCCTGAAATTGATTTGATGTTCCACATTCCGAATGGTGGGAGCAGGAATAAGCTCGAAGCGGCCAACCTTAAAAAGCAAGGGGTAAAGGCAGGTGTACCGGATTTGTTTTTACCGATCAGCCGTGGAGGTTATCATGGTCTGTTCATCGAATTAAAATACGGCAAAAATAAGCCGACTGAAAAACAAACCGAATGGCTTAAAAGCCTTAATAAACAAGGCTACGCTGTCGCTGTATGTTATGGTTGCGACGAGGCAAGCAAAAAAATATTAAAGTATTTGAAATTAGGTGAAATAAATGAGTGAAGAAAAAAAGAAACGAGGTCGCAAGAAGAAACTCGACCGAATAGACAGGATGTGCCTTTACTGTTCTGATTACAACGCAAAGCACGGCACAAGTTACAGCTACGGCCAGTTTGTTGCGCAGATAGCCGCAGGAAAAATTAAAAGACTTGGGTTATACGACTACAAAGGAGGTCTTGCTGAATGAGTGAAAACGAAAAATCGGTTGCAGCGGAAATGCAAGACAATCCGACACCGGCAGAAACATTGTCAGAACTCGACCAACTTGTGATAGGTTTTATCGACGGTGACCTTGATGTGGCTACGCTCAATAGCTTGGATATGTTTAATCGTTGGTTAGTGCTGTCGATGTCGGCTATATACAGTTGCACAAAGATAGGCTTACTATCCGCTAAGTCTTGCGTCAAGGCTAAGTATAAATTATTGCAAGAGTATCGCAGATTTAGAACTGACACTTTTTTTGCAAACAAGGAACACATCGAATGGATAAAAAGGACGAAAGAAACGTCTTGCAAATTAACGGAGTTGTCAAAGGCGATTGCCGAACACGATACTAATGTATTGCAAATTGCTTTGCAGATAATTGACCTGCTCACAAAGCATGACGTTTATAATAAACTTTTTATTTTATCGGACGCATCGGATACATACAAGGAAAAGTGTCTTAAAACACTAACCGAAAACGATACAGCGTTTTTGGACGAGTTCGGCGACATACCATTTGTGGATTTGCTCTTTAAATTTTACAAGTCAACGGAAGAAACGAGAGCATCAGAAATTTTCAAAGAGCTGGATGCTGATAACATTAGAAAGGTAGCTTGTCACGTGCCGGTTAAGTCGGATGATTGTCGAGGAATCGCAAAAAGCTACAAAGAATACTTCGGTATTTAAAGTAAGGCAATATTCTTGCCGTGTGCAAAATCTTAAAGAAAATTCAAATCAAGTAAATCCTATATTCAAAAAAGTAATCAAAGCGACGACTTCCGCTTTTGATTAAGCTGTTAAAAAGAATGCACCAAAAATTAAACACACAATTGCAGCGGCAAGGTTGCACAGAGCAGTAGTTCGGTGGTCAGACGGACTACTGCATATTTATATCATCTGACTTTTTTAATACGAAAATAGAATAATAATAGTCACAAAAAAGGAGTTGAGATACTCCTTTAATAGCCTGCTCAAGGAATTAGTTAAGTGACCGTTTTAGTTTTTACATATATAATGGGAAGTTTAATATGTTTACATACAAAGCTGAAATTAAATCAGGACCTTTGCTCGAGGTCAAATATTATAAATCAATTCGTAAACGCAACAAGAAAAATCTTGCTCGACAAATCAATCAATCCCGAACAAACGAAAAGCAAGCCAAAGCAAACCGCATCAGAGGAGAACAACACACACAACGACTTATCCTCTGCAATTTTACAGAAGGTGACTGGTTCGCTCGGTTTTCTGCTCCGTTTGGCGAGTTTACCGAAGATGAATTTGAGAGGGTTGTGTCGAATTTTTTTAAACGAGTGAAACGCAGGACAGATAAGAAACAAATCAAGTTTAAATACATCGGCTACTGCGAATGTGGCAAGCTCGGGAAAAATTGGCATTTGCATATAGTGATTGAGGATTGCGTGCGTGAAATATTAACGGAATGTTGGCCGTGGAAAAACGGCATAAATTTTACACCACTCTACCAAGACGGCAATTATGCTGACCTTGCAAGATACATTCGCAAAGATGTCAACGGAAAAAAGCGGCTGAAAACATCTCGCAACCTTGCCAAACCTGATGTTAAAGTTATTGAAGGAAAAAAGCGAGAGTACAGAAAGCTTGAACGAGGGGAAGCCTTGCCTTGCCCTGAAGGATATTATTTTTATCGTGACGAAATGTGGATAAATGACTACACAGGAGCAAGTTTTTATTTCACTTACTTGGCCGACACTCACAAACATAAAAAAATCGGAGGTGCAAGAATTTGAGAGATTCGACAAGAGACTATACAATTGCACAGTTTAGACTTTATGCTTCTCTTGGTTATCCGAGCAAGGCACAAGTCGTTGCAGATGAGACAATGCACCGAGCACTACAACTTGACCTGCTTGCTGTGATAGACACGCTCAATGCTTTAACAAGCAGCGGCAAAGACTACATCCGTCAAGCTGTCAACGCTGTTTACTTTGTTGCACCAACAAAACCGTTGCACAAAGGTGAAATAAATTTGAGAGTGACCAAGTTTGCTGTCAATAACTATACAGACGAACGCACGGTGTTTCGCTGGCTCAAAGAGGCACGATTGCTTTGTGCAAACCTTCGTGGGCTTAACATTTGTACATATTGCACAAAGAAAGATGTCAGTAGAAGCGATTAAACCTGTTATAAAATTAAATTGTAATGATTAAACGAAAAGTAACAACGGACTGGATTGTCCGTCAAATCCGTGAGGGTAAGGCATATAGGTTTTATTTAACAGCCGATTGGCGAAAAGTTCGAGATACAAAAAAAGCAAAAGAACATTACGAATGCGAACGCTGTCGTGCTGTGGGCAAGTACAGCCCTTGCGAGGCGGTACATCACAAACTGTATCTTAAAGCAAGACCTGACCTTGCTCTTGACATCAACAACCTCGAATGCCTATGCAAAGATTGCCATTACAAAGAACATCACAAGTACGAATCAAAAAAATTAAAAGATGAGTTTGCTGAGCGGTGGTGAGTCGAAAAAAAGACATACCCCCGGGTAAAAAATTGAAAAATTCCGAGGCTTACGGATAACGGTATAAAGGCACGACAGTTTGGTCTCGCGCACGCACACGAGAAATTTTTGAGAGAGGAGTAGCATAAATGGCACAGATTAAAATTGCAGAAATCAAAGACAGCTTAATTGAGCAACTGACTTTGAAGGGGGCAAACATTGAAGTCTATAGAGATTTAATTGACAGCTATATTTTTTGCACGAAACTTGAGCGTAAAATGCAGGCGGACATCCGCAAAAATGGCTTGACATACAAAGCTATCAGTGCCACAGGTAAAGAGTACATGAAGGACAACCCCTCAGTAAAAAATGCCGTAATGTACAACAAACAGCGTTTAGCGATCCTCTCGCAAATGGGGCTGTCAATTGACAAAGTCGAGAGTGATTCGGATGACGAACTGTAAAGTCATAGACGATTACATCGACCTTGTTAAAAGCGGAAAGTATCGTGTTTGTCGTGAGCAAATTCAGCTGATAAAGTTTGTTGAAAATGTCTTTGAAAACGAAGAAATTTATGTTGACGAAGAACAGCTTGAAAAGTATTTATCTTTGCAGAAATATTTTCCTTATGAACTTTTTGAATGGGAAAAATTTTGTTTTGCATTGCATAATTGTACATATTCAGCTCCCTGCGTCTTACGCTTTCCCGACCTTGTACTTATTGTCGGAAGGGGCTCAGGTAAGAACGGCTATTTAGCTTTTGAGGATTTCGCACTTTTAACACCAGTGAATGGTATTAAAAACTACGACATCGACATTTGCGCGACTTCGGAAGAACAAGCAAAAACAAGCTTTAACGACATTTACGAAATTTTGGAAAACAATTCAGCCAAAATGCAGCGGCATTTTAAGTGGAATAAAACCGAAATTGTAAATATAAAAACAAATTCAACAATCAGATACAGAACATCGAACAGCAAAACGAAAGACGGCGGTAGACCGGGCAAGGTCGATTTTGATGAAAAACACGCATATGAAAATTACAAGCTTATTGACGTGTTTGTCACCGGTTTAGGGAAAAAGCCACTCCCGAGAACTACGACAACCACAACAATGGGATATGTGAGAGACGGTCCGCTTGACCAAGAGTTTGCGAGAGGCCTTGAGGTTTTGAACGGTGATGCGCCCGATAACGGCACGCTTTATTTTATTTGCCGATTAAATGACGAAAAGGAAGTTCATGACGAACAAAATTGGTACAAAGCAAATCCAAGCTTGCAATATTTCCCAAGCTTACTCCGAGAACTTCGGAAGGAATACGAAAAATGGAAAATTGATCCGAATAATAACCCTTCATTCATGACGAAGAGAATGAATTTACCGCAAGGAACAGAAGCAAATCCTGTAACCTCGTGGGAAAATATCAAAGCTACAAACAGGCCTCTCCCCGACCTTGAAGGTAAGCCGTGTGTTTTTGGCATTGACTACACAAAAACTACTGACTTTTTGGGTATCGGTTTAATGTTTTTGATTGACGGCTCAATCGTATGGAAACCATTTTCGTGGTACTGTTCGCAATCTGCGGATTTGGGCAGGATTAAATTTCCATATATTCAGCAACCCGACTTAAAAAGAGTGGACGGGGCGGAAATACCTCCCGAAATCGTTGCTGACTGGTTGAGAGAGCAGAAAAAACATTACAACATTGTCGGCGGAGCTTTGGATAATTACCGATACACGCTTTTAAAAGAGCCGTTAATGCAGTTAGGTTTTGAATGTGACCGTAAAGGCAGAAATAATCTTAAACTCGTCAGACCGTCAGACAAAATGCTTGTTGCTCCTCTGATTGCCTCTGATTTTGCAAATCACCGTATTGTTTGGGGCGATTCGGCGTTAATGCGTTGGTACACAAACAACACTTCTGCCATTGAGGATAAAAACGGCAATATTATCTACGGCAAAATTGAACCAAAATCACGAAAAACAGACGGATTTATGGCATTTGTTGCCGCATATACGCAACTTGATTTGCTGAAACAAAATCAGCCGATGTCGGTTGATGAACTTAAGAATTGCTTTAGCGCAATTGTATTTTAAAGGCAGGTGAAAAAATGAAAGTAATAAACTGGGTGAAAAATCTTTTAAAAAAAGATGCCGTTGCAGCGGAATTTAATGAGGACAGCTCGGCGGTTGATGAACAGAGGTTTCACCTGACTGAACTTGCCTTGTTTACTGCAATTGATTTTATTGCTCGAAGTTTGGCGAAGTGCGAATTTGTGACGGTAAACAATAACCGTGAAAGTCGCAAAGCTGAATATTATCTCTGGAACTATTCGCCAAATAGGCATCAAACCAAAATTGAGTTTTTTACGCAGGCTGTCGCAAAATTGATTTTTGACAATGAACTGTTAATTATCGAAACAGCCGACAATCAGCTTTTAATTGCGGACAGTTTTTCAAGGACAGAACACGCATTGATTGATGATTCTTTCAGCGGTGTTACTTGCCGAAATTTTACATATCAGCGCACTTTTTTAGAGAGCGAGGTAATTTACCTCAGATATAACAACTTTGCTCTTAACGGCTTATTGGCTGATATGTGCAATACTTACGAGCAGTTAATGTTATCAGCTCAGGAAAGATATAACAAAGCTGTCGGACATAAAGGCATTTTGGAGCTTGAAAATTACAGCTTTGGCGATGAAAATTTTGCCGAAACCTACAATAAAGTGCTGTCAAAGCAGTTTAAATCATTTTACTCAAACAAAAACGCTGTTATGCCGATTTTTAAGGGTATGAAATATTCAGAGCCCTCAACCGATGCCGGAAAGACTACGAACAGCGAGATTAACGACATTCAAAAGTTGAAAACTGAGGCGTACACGATTGTCGGCAACGCTTTGCATATACCTCCGGCAATTTTAAGCGGTGAAGCATCGCAATTGTCTGATGCAATGGATTGCGCTATTGGTAATGCAATTGATCCGATTGCAAATATGTTTGAGCAAGAGATTACAAAAAAGAGATTCGGTAGCACCGAATTTAGCAAAGGTAATTATCTCTTAATTGACACAACAACAGTCAGACATATTGACGCAATCAGTCAGGCGAATAATCTTGATAAGTCAATTGCCAGCGGTGTGCTGACACCTGCGCAGGCTCAAAAATATTGCAACATGCTCCCTTGCTCAGAGGCTTGGGCGCATACATATTACATTACCAAAAATTACCAAACAACAGAAAACGCATTGAAAGGTGGTGAATAAATGAAGGACAGAAACTACAACATTAAGCAGATTACAGAAAATCAGAATGTTTTGCAGATTTATCTTTATGGCGAAATTGAGCCAGCCACCTTTGATATTTGGGAAGGTAAAAAGGTCAGCAAAAACAGTGCCGAGTACATTCGCTCTCTGATTGAATCGAACAAGAATATCAATGAAATTGAAATCTACATCAACTCAATCGGCGGTTATGTTAATGAGGGCGTGTCGATTTACAATCTGCTAAAAAGGCAGAGTGTGCCGGTCACTGCATACATTGACGGCATGGCTTGTTCAATTGCCTCTGTCGTCGCAATGGCGGCCGACAAGATTGTAATGCCGTCAAACACAACAATGATGATTCATCACGCAATCGGCGGTTGTTATGGAAATGCGAAGGAACACAGAGAATTTGCAGCTCAGCTTGACAAAATCAGCGAAGCAAGCACAAACTCTTACCTTGTGCATGCAGGCGATAAGCTCACGAGGAAAACCCTTGAGCCGCTTCTTAATGCTGAAACATTTTTGACCGCTCAAGAGGCTTTTGAACTTGGCTTGTGCGATAAAATCATTGACCCTGTCGATTTGACAGAGTCGAAAGAAATCGTTGTCGATGCCGAACAGAAGAAAAATCCGAAGGCAAAACAGGCAGCGGCAGAACTTGCAAAAATGCTTGGTGCAAAGCCTGAACCGCCTGAACCACAGACACCACATGAGCCCAAGCCAAAAAATCCCGAAGAAAAGGATAGCTTTGGCATTATTGAAGAGTATTTCAAAAACAAAAATTATTTATAAAGGAGATTAAAAAAAATGAAGAATCTTGACGCGATTAAGAACGCAAAAGCAAAGTTTGCACAGGACTTGAAAGCTGCCATTGATTTAAAAGACGAAACAAAAATGACCGAGGCTCTCAATGCCTACGCTGACAGCATCCAGCAGTCAATAATTGAAGTCGCACAGGAAATTGGCGAAACTGCCGATAACACAATCCTTGCAAAGAGAGGATTCAGACAGCTTACATCGGCAGAGCAGAAGTTTTACAATAATTTTGTCACAGCGGCAAAATCTGCCGATGTTAAGCAGGCTCTCACAGGTCTTGATGTTACAATTCCTCAGACGATTCTTGATACCGTGCTTGAGGACATTACCAGCAATCATCCGCTGCTCGATGCAATCGGCATTGAAAACACATACGGCTCTGTTAAGGCAATCTTTGCCACAGACACAAAACAGCTTGCCGCTTGGGGCACATTAAATTCCAAAATCACACAGGAGCTTGCAGGCACAATCCAGGAAAAGGATTTCTCAACATCAAAGGTAAGCGCCTTCGTTCCTGTTCCAAAGGATATGCTCGACCTCGGTGCTACATACATCGACGCATATGTCCGCAGAATCCTTGCTGATGCACTTGCATACGCATTTGAGGACGGCTTCATCAACGGCGACGGCAATGGCAAGCCGATTGGTATGCTTAAAGACCCCGAAGGAGCAGTAAAAGCGAACGCTTACACCGAAAAGACGGCAACAAAGCTCACAAGCCTTGATGTGAAGTCATATATGGATGTTGTTGCCAAGCTTGCGAAGGGCAAGGGTGGCAAGACAAACAACATCACATCGGTTGACCTCATCGTTAATCCTGTGGATTATCTCACAAAGATTATCCCTGCTACAACTGTGCTTGCAACCGACGGCTCGTACAAGAACAACCTTTTCCCATTCCCGACGAATGTTTATCCGTCAGAAATGGTTACGGAAGGCACTGCTGTTATTGGTCAGCTCTCAAGATATAAAGCTTGCCTCTCAACAGGCAAGGAAGGTAAGCTTGATTACTCTGACCAGTACCAGTTTCTTGAAGACAATAGAGTTTATCTCATTAAAGCTTATGCAACAGGTTTTTCACTTCACACAAACGATTTTCTTAAGCTCGATATTTCAGCGCTCAATCCTGCTGAAATTAAGGTAACTCTCAATCAGGCAGCAACAGCTTAATTTATTGCGGAGGTGTTGAACAATGGGAATTATAAGCGATGTAGTTAATATGCTCGATTTTGACCGTGAGCACATCGAAACAGATGAAAGCACAAAGTTGAAAATTGAACTGATTATAGCCAATGGAAAACAGCACCTCCGCGATTATAACCCTCTACTTACTGATGAGGATTTTGAGCGACCAACAAGGGCAAGAAGTTTGTTGTTTGACTATTGCAGATACGCTTACTCAAATGCGGTTGAAATGTTCGACCATAATTTTGAAAGCGAAATTCTGAAATTAAGGCAGGAATACGAGGTGCGAATGTATGATACTGAAGAATAACATTGATTTTTTGACATTTAATGACGGACTTGCAAAAATCTACGAAACAGACGAAAACGATGACGTTATTGCCGACAGCTTGAAAAAGTATCGCTTTGGCAACGAAAAAATCGGGGTAACTCGTTTTTACGGTGCGAAACAAAATGACATTGAACTGTCGAAAGTTATCCATATCCACAAAGATGAAACTTTGAGAACGGATATGGCGGTCATCATTGACGGCACAAGGTTTAAAATCGAACAGATACAGCATGACAAAAGCAAAAATCCCCCTTGCTCAATTTTGAGCCTGTCACAGAGGGGACTGTATGAGGGTGGTGCAGATGTTTTTTAAGAATTACGACGAATTTGTCGAACTTATTAAGTCTTGTGACATTAAATGCGTTGAGGCAGATTACAACAAATCAACTCCTGCTCCCTATCTTGTTTACTTTAAAGACGAAGAAACTGGAATTTACGCAGACGGTGAATTGCTTTGGAAAAATGCAAAAATCATCATAGAACTTTACACCGCAAGAGATGACCACACAAGCGAAACGAAGTTTGAGGAGTGGCTCAACGAAAACGGTTTAGGTTGGAAAAAGCCGAACCGAGCGTGGGACATAACGAATAAACTTTGTGTAAGTTATTACAATCTGAGTGTGATTTTTGATGAGTGATTACAAAAAAGTCGGCATTGACCGCCTCGGAGACGCCCTATCGAAAGAGCTGTCAACCTATTCGGCTGACATCCAAATGGGCGTGCGTTTGTTGGTTGATGAAAAAGCCGAAGAACTTAAAAACGAAATCAAGAAAAATGCACCTGTAGGCAGAAGAAAAAAATATCGCAAATCGTTTAGAGTTAAAATCACAAACGAAACATTTAGGTTTTATGAAAAAACGGTTTATGCCGCTAAACCTGAGTACCGGCTTACACACCTCCTCGAAAAGACTCGTAAAAAGAGGGGGCAAAAAGGCGGAACGGTACAGCCGAAGGTGCATATTGCTCCAGCAACAGAGAAAATTCACGGCGAATTTGAAGCCGGAATAAAAAAGCTTATCAAATCATCGGAAGCTATGGGCGGCGGTGATTTGAGCGGAATTAAAAGAATTTAAAGACATAAGGAGTGTTTATTAATGAACAAAACTATTAGAAAAGTTGGTTATGCTGTGCTGACAGAAAGCAGCACAGGCGAGATCACATACGGTAAGCCCGTGTGGTTTAAGTCTGATAAGGCAGGCGGCAGAAGTATCGGTGCAGAGCCTATTGGCGATTCAAACACGATCTATGCTGACGGCTTACCTATTATTGTAGCGAGTGCAAACGGCGGCTACACAATCAGTCTTGAGCTTATTTCAGCAGTCGACGACATCGAAAAAGATTGGTTCGGCAATGATGAAGCAACAGAAGGCGGCATTGTCGAAAAGGGTGGCATTAAGGTAATGCCGAGATTTGCCCTCCTCGCTGCCAAGGAAACATACAAAGGTGACAAGCTCTACGAGATTGACACCTATTTTGACTGTGTAGCAGCAAGAGCGAGCAGAAACGACAAGACATCGGAAGGTAACTTCGACCCACAGTTCCCGACCTTTACAGTTACAGCAAAGCCGCGCCCTGACAATGACTTTGTACGCTATACATCATATGCCGATACTCTGCCCGACAGCGTTGTAGTTCCGACCGTTAAGGCTACAAAATCGGCAGTTCCTACAGATCAGGCCTCATCAGACACTACAAAGGCGGCTAAGAGCTAATGAAAGATACAGTTGTTATTAACGGCAAAGATGTTGAGGTTGAGGTTACGGCATATACAATGCTCATTTACGAGGACACATTTAAAGGCCACAGCTTTCTGCGTGATGCCGACCGTGTCCTTGTCCCGAATTTCAATGATGTAAAATTTGGCACTGCTGTAAAGCTTTTATGGGCAGCGGCAAAAACGGCAGACGATACGATTCCTAATTTTAAGGCTTGGTCAAAAGGAATCAGCATTAAGGACGCTATTTCTGCGATAGGTAAAATCGTTGATCTCATTGTTGACAGTCTTAAATGCGACAACCCAAAAGTGACAGCGACAGCGACCTAAACGGAACTTTCCTGACGGCAAAAGAGGTCTTATCTTATGCCGTCAGGTGTGGTCTGACTGTCGCTGATTTACAAAGATTTACAATAGGTTTTGTGATTGATTATGTCGAAACCTATTTCGCGTTACGAAACAATAAGAATATCCACGAAGATGAAGAAAAATATCGGAAAATGAAATCTGTATTGCCTTTCGTAACGGAAAGATTTGAAAACAAAGAAATCTCAACGGAGCAGTACAGCGAGTTTATGAACAGATATAAAGAATTGGAGGACAGATATGGCATCTACGATTAAAGGTATTACCGTCAAAATTGCCGGTGATACAATGGATTTACAGAAATCCCTAAAAGCTGTACAGTCCTCATCCTCGAGCTTGCAGAGAGAACTGACTGCAATTAATAAGCAGTTAAAATTTGACCCGGAAAACACTGTTTTGCTTACTCAAAAGCAAGAAGTGTTAAAAGAACAAATTGAAAACAGCAAATCTGCCCTTAAAAAGTTACTTGATGTGCAGGATCAGGTCGAAGAACAGGCCAAAAACGGCGAAATCTCAACCGAACAGTACAGAGCTTATCAGCGTGAAGTCGAAAAAGCGAAAAGCAAACTTGAAACTTTCGCTGAACAGCTTGCGGAAACCGAGGAAAAAGCAAACGCAATAAACCTCGAATCTGCCCGAAGTGAGATGTCAAAAACCGAAACAAGCGTTGGTAAAGTCGGCGACAGCTTTAAAAACCTTGAAAATAAGTCAAATAAAACTGATTTATCCAAGGTCAAAAAAGAAATGGATGATGTTAAGTCATCCGCTGATAACCTTAAATCTGCCGTCGGTGATGCCTTAAAAGAAGCAGGTGCAGCGGCAACAACGGTCGGCGGAGCGTTGACCGGAACTGTCATAAGTGCAAACAGTGAAGAAAAAGCTTTAAATTCTTTGCAGGCTCAAACCGGCTTGACCGCCGAGGAGATGACAAAGTACAAAGATGTCCTTGAAGATGTTTATAAGGGAAATTTCGGCGAATCTCAGGAAGAAGTTGCAAATGTCCTTGCTTTAATTAAGCAGACAACGAACGAGACCAATCCAAGCAAGCTTAAGGATATGACCGAAAATCTCTTTACTTTAAGAGATGCCTATGATTATGACTTCGTCGAAACGCTAAGAGCGGTGAACATGCTTATGGAGCAGTTTGGCATAACAGGCGAAGATGCTTTTAATCTCATTGCGCAGGGCAGTCAAAAAGGCCTTAATAAAAACGGCGATTTGCTTGATACAATCAACGAATATTCCGTACATTACAAGCAACTCGGCTATGATGCAAATGAATTTTTTAATTCGCTTGAAAATGGCTCTAAAGCAGGTACTTTCAGTATCGACAAGCTTGGCGATGCCATGAAAGAATTTGGCATACGCTCTAAGGACACAGCCTCGAGTACGCAGGAGGGATTTACTCTTCTCGGCTACGGCGCAAAAGCCTCAGCTGAGGACATTCAAAAAGCCAAGGACGAAGTCGCAAAGCTCGAAAAAAATCTTTACTATGCGAAAGAGGAGCAAAAAGGCTTTAACAATTCGACAAGCGAATTAACAAAGCAAAAGAATGCCGATAAAATTGAACAATATTCGAAGGCGCTAAAAACTGCTAAAGAAAATCTTGCAAATCTCGAATCAGCAGGCAAAGGTGCCAAAGGTAGTATTGAGGATTTGCAGGCAAGATTTGCAAAAGGCGGAGACAGCGCAAAATCAGCAACATCGGAAGTCCTAAAGGCTCTTTTTGAGATGGACGATAAGGTCAAGCAGAATCAGGCAGGTGTTGACCTCTTCGGTACGATGTGGGAAGATTTAGGCATTGACGGTGTAAAAGCCTTAATGAAAGTTAACGGCTCTGCCGACAAGGCAAAAAATACCATGAAAAAGATTAAAGACATCAAATATGATGATGTCGAAGCCGATTGGGCAAGCCTCGGCAGGACTGTGCAAACTGATGTCATTAATCCTATTGGCAAATCGCTGTTTCCGGAAGTTAAAAAACTTTGTAATTTTGCGAGTAAGCACACCAAAGATATCATCCCAACACTTAAAATTGTCGGCTCCCTCGTCGGTGGTATTTGGGTAGGCAAAAAAACAACCGCTGTTGTAAGCGGTGTAAAAAGCCTTATAGGCGCATATAAAAGCCTCAGAACCGCTACAGAGACTGCCAAAATTGCACAGGAAGGTCTTAACCTTGCACAAAAATCAAACGCAATCGGTATCATCGTAGGCTTAGCGTTTACGCTTGTAGGCTCCTTGTGGTCAATTGCAAGTGCAAATGACGAAGCCAAAGAATCGCAAGACAAGCTTAACGAAGCTCAGGAAAAAGCAAAAGAAGAAATCAAAGAGCTTAAAGATGCCAACGATGAATATGTGCAGAGCAAAAAAGATGCGGCGTCAGAGGTTGAGAGTGAATTTAAATATTATGACGATTTGTGGGGCGAATTGCAAGGTATTGTAGACCAAAACGGCAAAGTCAAAAAAGGCTACGAAGACAGGGCGAAATTTATCACAAATGAACTGAGCAGAGTTACAGGGGATGAAATCACTTGGAACGGTAATGTTATAAAGTCTTATAAAGACCTTAAAGGCTCTATAGATAAAGCACTTGAATCAAAAAAAGCGCTTGCAATGTTATCGGCACTTGAAGAGCCCTATCAAACTGCTGTATCAGGCTTAAAAAGCGCAAAAAATGATGTTTCAAATGGTTATGTAGCAAAAAAAAGCGCACAAAAAGATGTAGATTTAGCTAAGGCGAAAGTTACACAAATGAGTGTCACTGGGCTTTCACCAAGTCAAATGGCTTTGAAATATGCAGGCTGGGGTTTTGAAAATGGTAAAATATCTCAGCAGTATTATCAAAAAATACTCAAAGATTTTCAAAATGGCGAAAATATGTATAAACATTTTGAAGATTTATCAAAATCCGTTGGAAGAGCTTACAGCGAGGCGCAAAATGAAGCTAAAAACAATTTAAAGGCTAAACAAATAGAGTTTGACAAAGCAGATGGCAAGTATAAAGAATATCAGAAAAAAGTAGTTGATTATTACACCACAATCCAAAATTATGAGAATCTCACAGCGGCAAACGCTAAAGGCAACACTGAAGAAATTAAAGCCGCAATGTCGGATTTGTCAAATAATTTAATCACTTATACCACTGGTAACAAAACTGCTCTTGAACAGCAGGTCAATGATTTTAAGACAAATGCCGAAAATTTAAGGACGGCATACAAGGACGGCATTGAAGGCGTAACAAAAGACCAAGTTGAAGAAGCCGAAGAGTTGCAGGAAAGAGCAGAAATCGAGCTTGCTAAGTACAACGATATGTACGGAACGGTCGCTGCAATCGCTACGGGCAAAGCTAACGAAATCAACGCACAGCAGAAGAAAATCAAAGAAGGTTTTATTGATGCCGAAACAGGCTCGAAAGAGAGCCTTGAAAATCAGCTCACGAACTTTACTGCAAACTACGAACTCTTAAAAACTGCAATGGCTGAAAATCAACCGGGCGTAACCCAAAAAATGGTTGATAATGCAAAAGAGCTTGTAGATAAGGCGACTGGAGAGCTTAAAAAACTTGAAGGAAATAGTAAAGATGCGGCTGAAAAAGGCGTTAACGGAGCTGCCAACACGCTTGAAAGTAAAGATTCGAAAGAAAAACTTGAAAAAAGCGGTAAAACTGTAAAAAGAGCAGTAAAAAAAGGCGTTGGGGATACATACGCAGACGGCAAATCATTAGCCGAAATGTTTGACCAAGGTTATTTTGACGGCATAATTGATATGTTAGTTACATTATTTGGCGGTGAAGATAATCCAGCTGCACAAATGGTTAAGGCTAATATTACAGCGGCTGCAAAAGCACAGGATTCACGCTCACCGAGCCGAAAAACTCGAAAGTTAGGCAGATATTTTGGTCAAGGTTACCGCCTCGGTATCGAAGATGAAATTGAAGAAACACAAAAGACGGTAAGATCTTTAACTTCGAGAGCCCTGTCAGTGGTTGAAGGCAATCCAATCGGATCGATTAACAATAAATTTGCAGGCATTCGCACGCAAAGCCAAAATGCAGCGGTAAACGGTCAAATGTTGAAAGCTGTTACAAATTCGCCTACGATTGAGATTAAATTTGCAGGCGATGTAAACATCAATAATGACATGGATATTGATGATTTTAACCGCCGTGTATCAAATGCGATCATGCAGACACTTGTCGGCGAAGTATCAAAATGGGGAGGTTAAAAATGAGGCATAGTTTTACATACAACGGCACTGATTTACGGACAATAGGCTTTTTTATAACTACACCTCCCAAATATCAAATAGCGAAACGCAGTTTTGATTTTACCTCTGTCTACGGCAAAAATGGCGGAGTGATTTCTGACAATGGCGTTTTTGATAATGTTGAAATGCAGCTTGAAGTCAACAGTTATCCGTACATTGTACCGAACGAAAGCAATGCAGAACTTGTAAGAGCATTCGCAGAATGGCTTACCGTTTGGGACGGTAAATATAAAATCTTTAGGGACACATACAACCCCGGTTATTTTACAAAAGCGATTTGCACAGGGGTCGAACCAATAGAAGAGGTTGCCCCCCTTTGCTTGTCAACGACTATAAATTTTAGTCGAGAACCGTTTTGGTATAGCGACTTAGGGCAGGAGATTATCCGACCAAAATTGACCTCAACACAAAACGCGGAAATCGAAGTCTATAATCCTGAAAATTACACCGCAGAACCACTTATTAAGATTATTAACACAGGCTCGAAAATAAAGCCATTGACATTGTCGGTTAACGATAGTCCGATTTTGATGATCACAAAAGAGACAAGCCAAGACCATATCGAATTAGACTCGACCGAACAGTCCGCTTATTTTAATGCTAAAACTAACCTTGCTAATAGTTATATAAGTTGCACACAATTTCCGCTCCTTTCACCGGGGTTGAACACAATTAAGCTATCATCAACGGAGGCAGATGCATTTACAACGCTTGAAATCAAGCCAAATTTTAGGAGACTTTAAAAATGCAACCTATAATATATAAAACGGCCGATCAGTACATCACAACAAAGCCGTTGTATCAGACAAACGGCCTTGGATTTTTGACCGATTGTACAGAATTTTTGACGACAATGGAAAGCAATGGTGCTTATAGCTTTGTCGCAAAAGTAAAAAGCAATGATAAACTTTTAAAATATATAAACCTCGGATCTTACATAAAAGCTAAAGCCAACAGTAAAGACAGACCTCAACTTTTTTATGTAACAAAAATCGAAGCAGACAAATGCGGTGATTTAACCATATCAGGTGAGCATGTGTCAAGATTGTTTTTTCAAAACGGCGTAGAGCCAAGCTATAATAATCACACAATAAACGCAACACCGTCGGAGATAATCAACAGCCTAATGGAACCCGGAGACAGCTCACCAGTTTGGTTTAGAGCCGCGCCCTATAACTTTTTTTCGTTTTCATCTAATATTCCAACAAAAAAAGAATTTTCGCTCGGCTTTAATACAGCTGAAAAATTTGAAACCATATTCAACGATGATTCAGAGGGGTTAATCGCTTTGTTTAAAGGGAAGTTGAGATTTAATAATTTTTCGATCATGTTTAATCAGCCGAATATTAATCACAGTGGTTATCGAATAGCTTTTGGCGCAAATGTGTCTGATTATAAGCAAACGGCATCACTCGGAGAGTATTTCACGCATGTTTTGCCATATGCCCGTTGTCAAACTCCAACCGGCACCGAGGTTGTTGTAACCGCAATTGAGTTGTACCCAACGGAACTCAGGCGCACGATTAAAAGCACATATCTATTTGATTGCACGAGCAAAATAAAAAGATATATCGTAAATCCAATGGATGGCACTAATTATAACGAGGTAAGAGATGCATTAAGAAGTCAAGTTGCCACTTATAAATATGAAACTTCGCAATCAGCTGAATCTTTGAGCATTACCGTTAATCTTGAATCTGAGCTTACCAAAATGTATAACTTAGGTCTATACGATAAGGTAACAGTAGTTATGCCGGACGGCACTGAAATTGTGAAGGGAGTGGCTAAAACAGTCTATGACAGCATTTCAGAGAAGTACAAAGAAATTACAATCGGCAATTTAGACATGTCAATGTCTGATTTGTTAAAAATCCAAAGGAGGTTTAAAAGATAATGGCAATTAGTTTAAAACATAAATCGGTTACGATTGATGTTAATAATCGAAATGCACCGAATGTTGTTGGTATTGTCAATGTCAACGATAAAGCAACACGCTATCTTGATGTAACTTTAACGGCAAGCGGTGAAAAATTGACCTTTGCAGATTGCACAGTAACTGCAACCTTTGCAACGGACGGATATTTAATTTCGGATTCGGTCGCTTGCACCCTGAACAGCACGGCAGATTTGATTACCGTGCCGTTAGAAAACTTTAACTCTACATCGGGTTTCTTGGCAATCGAAATTAAGATTGCAAACGGCGACACGCAGGTGTTAAATACTCCGCTGACTTTAAAAGTCATGGTAACTCCGAGCCTTGCCGAAAACAGCAAGATAAACAGCGAAAGTATCGGCAGTTTTGTTGAAATCAGCCGAGAGATTGCCACGGCAAGAGGCGGTTCTAATTCCCTTGGAGCAAGGCTTGATACAGTCAACGCAAATCTTGCGGAAAAAGCAGATAAAGCCAGTACTCTTGCAGGTTACGGTATCACAGACGGAATTAAAGATGCAGCAGGCACGGTCAGAGTTGTCAACTTGGCAGATGATGTCATAAATAAATTTGGCGAAAAAGTAGACAATAACGAATTATTTGATGTTACTAAGAGTATAAATTTAGCTAATTTGGCAGATTATTCACAATACCAAAACGGTGTAACTATTACTGTTAGTAAAAACAAAATCAGTTTAAGCGGTACATCTACGGCGGCTATCAACGCATTTTTACCACTCAAAATACCGATAGCATTACAAGCTAATAAACCTTACTGCCTGTCGTTACAGGATTTTACAACTAACAACACAGGATGTGTGTTTTATCCTGCACACGGTCAAACGGTTATCGACTCAAAATGGTTACTATCTGAGGTGAGTGCGCTTAAAAATGCAGCAGCTACATACACTCCCACACAGGATATTGTCATTGACCATATTAAAATTGCCATTGCTACAGATAGATTAACGACAAATAGCTGTTACTTGCAGATTGAGCAAAACAATCAAAAGACTGCATATGCTAGCCCTGAAAAGATTGTCCAAAAGGTTAAGCCTACATTGTATCAAGCTCCTGACTACACAATGCACTATTTGT